AACGCGCTACTTTCAAATACCTTCCGATTTCGTTACGCGATTGCCCCTGCGTGGCATGAATTCACTTACGCCAACATCCAGCTGAATAACTTCAAAAACACCATGAAAGGGGTATTGAAAGAAGTCGTTGCTGGCACGGCCACAGACAGCGATATCGAAAAGCTTCTCTAACTATCCCTTCGCAAACTAATTCCCCAGTGAGGACCCAATTATGACCGTAGAAACAGATCTACAAAATGCTGTGGCCGCGGCCTCGGCACTTAACCAAACTGTGCAAGCTAAGATCGACGCAATCAATAGTACCGTCGATTCGGCCATTGACAATAATGATAGCCGCACTAGCACCGCCATTAATGGCATGACGGATTCGGTCAATGCGGAGCTCGCCAACATTCGGCCTTACAGCACCAATTATCTATTTTGGAACACCCTGGCGCCCAGCGATCGTATTCGGATATTTCCAGCCATGACGATTGGACACCCCTGGGCGGATGGCTCACGAGTGAATGCCTCTGATGACGACAAGAATCCGATCGTCTGGGATAATTATGCGGGCGGGTACCGCCCAGATGACAGTATCAACCGAAATCCTTTTATTGAATGGGGTGCCATTGACGAGTGGAACGCCCAAACCGAAGGTGACCAAGGCACAGGCTATGGCTCAGCCTATGCACCCGTCCTGATGGACCCCACCAACGGCCAACCGCTGACCTTTACCAACAGCTCCGGGCAAACTGATTACTACCGCTGCTACGCGGACTTCAGTACGGACGGGGTACCCGTATGGGCTGCACGTCGACTTCAACCTTTTGATGATCTGCACTCAATCAGTGGCCGCAAAGCTTATCTGGTGATGTCTGGCTCAGTGGTAGGTCATCCCGACCGAGCCGCACGCACCTTTGTGAACGTAGGTAAAACGTCCAATGGTTCTTATAGCAGCACCCACAGCTACCAACGTCAGGATCTCAATGGTGATGGTATTGTGGAATCTACTGTGCGTAACTGGGCTCGCCCGCGCATGGCTAGACACTCAAGTGCCGACACCTACTGCGGCAACCCAGATGCAGGGGATTCTCCTTCATCCACAGGGCTAATTGCGGTTCAAGGGCAGCACTACAACACCACAGCTGGACACAGAAACTTTTCAAACGCCACAACAGAAGAGTTAGCTGCTAACCCTACGATCGTTCCAGCACCTTACACCGATACACCAACCAACAACTACCAAGCCGTCTGGGCCATTCCTGTTGGGGATCTCGCCACATTCAGCAACGTCCGTTGGCGAGTCTATAACTGGGGCTTTACAGGGCTCATTGTGGAAGGCTGGGGGCTGGCCTATATGACCCCGGTTACCCGCTAAGCCTGCCGTACCAACCCACTTCTATCTTACTTTTGGAGAACATTATGTACGTTATTCGCAAAGACACAGGCGAAGAGCTATTCCGTGGTTCGTCTGCCCAGGCCAAAGCTTTTTTCGGCAGCGGGACACGCTGGTTAGATCGGGTCATTGATGATTCTGATCCTGAGGAATCAGTGGAAATTGATGAGGGCCAAGAGGTCGAATTGGAACTCTGCTTTGAGGATACCATCGCTGAGAGGCTGCTCTATCTGGCCGATACCGACTGGTACGTCATCCGTGAACAGGAAACCGGGAAACCAATGCCAGATGAAGTTCGAGCTCGCCGATCCGCCATTCGAGTTTCACTCTGATGCAGGAGACCGTAAATGCCTGATCCAGCTCTATCAGAAGCAATTCAAGAGGCTTATGCCCACGCTCCGTCTGACGCCGTCATTATGCACACCCTTGAGATACGCCACCCCGACTTTCGGGATGAAAGCGGCAATCCAACATCGATCCGTGTTGTACGAGACCAGATAGACCTTCAAGCCCGTTTGGAGGCAGACGCCCCGATGGATGCGGGAGCAATTGTAACCTTTGTGGCCATGGGCTTTGAGTTAGACCTGCCTGCTGTGGATACCACTCCAGTTCCTGAAATCGTCGTTACCCTGGATAACGTCAGCCGAGAAATTGTGCGATATCTGGATGTGGCGGCAGAGTCACAGTCTGTCATTGAAATCACGTATCGCCCCTACTTATCCAATGACCTCGAAGGTCCCCAGATGGATCCACCGATCACCTTGATACTGTCTGAAGTGGAGGCCGATGTGCAACGCGTAACTGCAAGGGCTCGCATGATGGATATCGGCAATAAGGCATTCCCCAGCCGAACCTATACCGCCAAAGAGTTTCCAGGGTTAACTCGATGAGCGCTCAGGTGAATGCTGACCACATCCGTAACCTGATAGGCCGCCCTTGGATTGCAGGGGCTCGTGGCCCTGAAGCGTATGACTGCTGGGGACTCTTTTTAGAAGTGCAGCGAAGTCAGTTCAAACGGGAACTACCCGAAATCCCAATCGATGCCTTACACCTCAAAGAGGTACTAAACGCTTTTAGCCATCACCCAGAAAGGAATCGTTGGCAGAAGGTAAAACAGCCGATAGAGGGCGACGCCATACTGATGCGGCAATCACGCTACCCAGTTCATATTGGCGTTTGGCTCAATATCGATGGCGGCGGAGTGCTTCATGCGGTGCAACACGCAGGCGTCGTGTATCAAACTCTTGCAGCGCTGGAGGCCCATGGTTGGCGCATCGAGGGGTTCTACCGGTTCAAGGGGAACGACACAGGAGGCAAGGAAATCGATCATGCAATTTGAACCTTGCGACTTGAAACCTGCGCCTATCGTCGTCTGGCCCCGGAACCCGTTCCAACCAGCGAATAAAGACATTTATCCCGTTGAGCCAAACAGCACCATCGCGGACTGGATGCGGGCACAGAGCTTGGATGAGTTTCCACTACCCACCGTGTGTCTAATCAACGGAAAACCGTTGATGCGCAGCGAGTGGCCTACATACCAGTTAACTGAAAGCTATATTGTGGTGTTTGTTAGCCTCCCCGGGGGCGGGGGTGGCGGTGGTAGCAATCCGTTACGTGTCGTTTTATCCATCGCTGTCATGGTATTGGCGCCTTATGCAGCGGCTGGAATAATGGGTTACGGCACTACGGCAGCAGGGATTGCTGCTGCTCAAGCTGCGATGGGTACTGTTGGATTCGGCTTAATGGCGGCGGGCGTCAGCGTGGTCGGTTCCTATCTGGTCAATACACTGGTCCCGCTCCCAAACCCCAGTGTACCCTCTGCGCAAAACGGCATTGCACCCAGTCCAACCTATTCACTGCAGTCACAAGGCAACTTCGCACGTTTGCTGCAACCAGTACCGGTAATCTACGGGCGACACCTCGTTTATCCCGATCTCGGCGCTACCCCCTATACAGAATATGTTGATAACGAGCAGTACCTGCACCAGCTGCTGGTTATTGGCCAAGGCGAATACGATGTAGAAACGATTCGGATTGAAGACACCCCTATTCAGGCATTTTCCGAAGTCCAAGTACAAGTTATCTCACCAGGTGGGCAAAACAACCTGTTTAACCACGATGTTGTCACAGCACCGGAAGTGGCCGGCCAAGAGCTATTGGCTATCAATGATCCTGAAAATACGCGAGTAGAATTAGTCGGCCCATTTATAGCTAACCCACCTGAAACGACCATCAACAGCATTGGAATCGACATACTCTTACCAAGAGGTCTTTTCTATGCCAACGACAGCGGTGGACAAGATAGCAAAACCGTTTCATGGCAAGTAGAGGCACGAAAGATCAACGATCTCGGCCAGTCAGTTTCAACTTGGCAAACACTTGGCTCCGAATCTATAACCGCGGCAAGCCCAGATGCAATACGACGCAGTTACAGCTACCCGGTTTCATCGGGGCGTTATGAAATTAAGGTAGTACGATCCGACATCAAAGATAAGCGGGCACGGGCGGGACATGAATTACGTTGGGGCGAACTGAGGGGTTACCTGACCAACCCAAGTCTGCCCGATGGCATCACCTACTTGGCCGTTAAGATGCGCGCCACAGACAACCTTTCAATGCGCTCTTCCCGCATGATCAACTGCATCGTTACACGCCGGTTGCCAGTTTGGAGCCCAAACGCTGGATGGTCGAATCCGACTGCTACGCGATCCATCGCATGGGCCTTTGCGGATTCCATAAAGGCAAATTACGGTGCCAACCTGACTGAAAGCAGAATTGATCTACAAAGTCTGTATCAGCTAGATCAAACCTGGAGTAGCCGCGGTGATCACTTCGATGCGGTATTTGACCAAAAAATTACCGTTTGGGATGCACTAACACGAATCGCTCGTTGCGGCCGTGCCGTTCCGTATATGCAAAGTGGGGTTGTTCGCCTCGTTCGTGACGAGGAAAAGTCACTACCCGTCGTTCAATTCACCACCGAAAACATCATCCAGGGCAGTTTTAAACTGCAATACGTTATGCCGGGTGAAGAGACAGCTGATGCAGTAACTGTAGAATTCTTCAACCCGACCACCTGGAAACCGGACGAAGTCACCGTTTCACTCCCCGGCTCCACGGAAACTAACCCAGCAACAGTAAACCTCTTTGGTTGTACCAATCAACTGCAAGCAGAGCGCGAAGGAAAATACATTGCTGCTGCAAATCGCTACAGACGCCGATTGATCAATTTCCAAACCGAGATGGAGGGACTAATCCCAACCTTTGGCGATTTGATCTCTATCAGTCACGACATGCCAGCAAATCAAGAGAGTGAAGTAACGTCACCCCTGAACTATCTGGCACGAGTTATGGCCATTAGACCACGAGGTGAACAAGTCGAAATCGCCTGTGTTGTAGAACTTCCCTCAGTCCATAAAGCGGATCTTTAACACGGCACCTACGTCTCACAAGGAGAGCTTATGGATAAAAGCCCAATCAACATAGTTGCAAAATTAGACACTGAAACCTCAGAAACTCTGAACCTTCGTCCAGAGGATCTTGATGACCTACTAACAAAAGCAGCAGAGCGGGGTGCCGAACGTTGTTTAGCGCATCTGGGCCTCGAAAACGGCCATGCCGCCAGGGACATCCGAGAACTACGTGACCTATTAGACGCCTGGCGCGACGCAAGGCGAACCGTATGGCAGACAGCCATCAAAGTACTGACGACTGGCTTGCTCGCTGCACTGATAGTCGGCATTGCCATCAAGCTTAAAATCATGGGAGGTACGCAATGATTGAAACACTGCTTGGAGGGCTAATGGGCGGTGCATTCCGTCTCACTCCAGAAATTCTCAAGTGGATCGATCGCAAAGGTGAAAGAGTTCACGAACTCGCTATACGAGAAAAAACTCTTGAACTGGAGCGGATAAGATCAGCAGCAAGAGCCAACGATCAAAAAATCGAAGCTGATGCATCCAAACATGCCTCAACCATAAACACTCTCGAAACTGCTGTATCCACGCAAGGCAGGGCCACAGGCGTTAAATGGGCCGATGCACTTTCCAGTAGCGTGCGCCCCGTCATCACCTACTGGTTCATGACTTTATATTGCGCTGCGAAGGCTGCCGTATTCGTCTCAGTTTTTCAAAACGGCGGCGAATGGGCAGTCGCAGTGAAGCAAAGCTGGACAGATGCCGATCAGGCCCTCTGGGCGGGTGTTTTGAACTTTTGGTTCCTCGGTCGAGTGTTTGATAAGCCGAAGCATTAATCGGAGTAACCGTTAGGATTCTGCAACTGCCAGTGCCAGGTATCCTGCATCATATCTTCTAGACCGCGCTCGGCCTCCCAGCCCAACTCTTCGCGCGCTTTCGACGCATCCGCCCAACACTCGGCAATATCGCCTGCCCTGCGAGGTTCAATCTGATAGGGAACTGCCCGGCCAGAGGCCTGCTCAAACGCTTTTACCATCTGCAACACCGAATACCCCTTACCGGTACCTAAGTTCCAGATATTCACGCCACCTCGGGTTTTGAGCGAATCCAAGGCATTCAAATGTCCCATAGCAAGATCAACAACGTGAATGTAATCACGAACGCCGGTGCCATCGGCCGTCGGATAATCGTCCCCAAATACCGAAAGCTCGGTACGTTTGCCAATCGCAACCTGGCTGATATATGGCAATAGATTATTCGGAATACCCCTAGGGTCTTCACCAATCAAACCACTCTGATGCGCCCCCACCGGGTTGAAATAACGCAAGAGGGCAAAACGCCAGCGATCGTCAGATCGTGCCAAATCAGTCAGCACCTCCTCCACCATCAGCTTAGACCGGCCATAGGGGGTCGTCGGCGTGCCTGTCGGAAAGTCCTCGCGAATTGGCACTCCAGCGGTTCACCGTACACCGTCGCGGAGGAACTTAACACCAGCGTAAATACCCCCGCCGCGGCCATCGCCTGACAAAGCGTGACGGTACCGGATACATTGTTATCGTAATAACTTAACGGTTGTTCGACACTCTCGCCTACGGCCATAAGCCCGGCGAAATGGATAACCGCCGAGATATCGTGCTCAGCAAAAATACGGTCCAGCAATGCGCGGTCACGAATATCACCCTGCACAAACTTCGCGGACCGCCCGCAGATCTCTTTGACCCGGCGTAGTGATTCTTCAGAGCTGTTACACAGGTTATCGAGCACCAACACATCATAGCCCGCATTAAGAAGAGCAACCGTGATATGTGAACCGATATATCCGGCGCCGCCGGTGACGAGGATTGTGCTCAACTACCCACCTCTTCAATTAATTTTTTCAAGTAGTCACTTGCTGCTAAAGCACCCTCTTCAGGTGCCCAGGGCGCTAAATCTTTTGGCTGGTTTGGATCGAAGGGGCCTGCCTTGACCTCAAGCAAAACAGAGCCTGGCTCCAAGGCAATGACGGTATGCCATGCAGTGCCTGGAACTTCAACACCGACTGCAAAGCCCTCATCATTTCTGTCGGCGCTAAAGCGTACAACATTGGTCACCGTACCCCGCTCATCGAATGTCACCAGTGCCATCACCCCTCGAACCGCAATCAGTAGCTCTTCTCTTAGTTCAGTAGCATGCCTGTGGGGACGGATGTAGCTATCAGGCTCAATGGCATTGAATAAGCGCTGACATGGATCCTCATAGCTGTCATGAATGTTTCGATGCTGCCGCTTGCGAGTGTTGCTCTGCGCTTTAGAAATTAGCTTGATAAGATATTCATTGCCGAAGACTTTCATGATTGTGATACTTCATTTGCCGCTAGTGCTGCAACGATCTGTTTAACAGTGTTTTCAACAGAGAATTCCCGATCAAACAAGGATTTACAACGGGCAGGAAGGCCTGTATCGGCCTCTATTTGCATCAGTAATTTTTCTGCTAGTAGAAGGAGCTCGCCTACCTGGTTTGTTTCACATACCTGACCAACCCGCTCCTCTCGGATTATATTTGCCAAGTCATTACCCGCGTTGATAGTGGCCAGCACTGGCAACCCGCTCTGCATGTAAGTCAAAAACTTACCTGGTATATTGTGTGATTTATGCTTGGGATTCAGTGCAACTATTCCCGCACTGCATTGCGCATAAAGACTCGGTATCTCGTCTGGATCTATCTCATCAAAAAATTCCATGTTAGATAACTGACGAGCCTTAGCTGAATCACGCAGCCGATTTGCATCACTGCCACGCCCTACAAATAGAAACCCAACATCATCTCTATCATGGAGTTTCTCAGCGAGGTCTATAAGTATGTCCATACCCTGCGCTATACCCATATTACCGGCATAGACGAAAAGCTTTCTTCCTCTTAATCGCGTGTCGTTCACTGCAATCGAGCATCTAGCTGAGGAAGGCTTGTCTAGCCAATTGGGCAGCACCTCTAATTGACGAGCAGGTTTACTTATCCAGCGCCGGAAATAACTCCTGTTGCCGGGTGTTTGCACTCCAATGACATCCGCGACCGAGTACTGATAACGTGCGACTGCATCAAAAAATCGATAAGGCAATCCGCGGCCCATCAAGCCCATATCGACCGCCCACTCAGGAAAAATATCGCGTATGATTAGATAGCTCTTGCAACTTCTCGCATCTTTCAGGGCCCTAATCAGCGGCCCGTGAAAAATGGACGGCGAATACCATACGACTCCATCCCAGCTCTCCTGCGCTAGTGGGCTTTTCCGCAACTGGCGAAGCATTGAAAACGGCATGATAAGTTCAGCTATGGTGCGTCTAATATAGCCAACGTCCTTAGTACGAGGAGCCTTTAAACGAAGCACCTTTGCACCTTCAATTGTCTCTTCCTTCCAGCCCTCATGCAGATCTGGCGAAGGTAACAAAACCGTCAGATCAAATCCTTGCCGCACAAACTCACGTGAGAGATCGCGCAACTGAACTGCACCGGACGTTCTCAAAGGTGGAAACGTGTCGGCTACCAAAACAATTCGCCGTACAGTCTTCATCAATACTGTTTCCAAACCGTCCGCATCACATAATCACGGTAGCTGTGAAGTATACGCACGACCTTATCACTAACGTTCG